CTCAAAGCGAGAGTTTGAACTGCTGTACTGAAGGATTTGACCATCAGCTACACCTGTTGTGTACACATCAGTCAGTTGGTTAGCCGCAATGTTTGCCAGCGTGAATGTACCAAAAGACAGAACATCAAGGGTATCACCGGACGTTGCCGCCGATGCCAGCGTAATGCTGGTTCCATTGGTTGCCGTGAAGTCTGCGCCATGTAGCTTCACACCATTCAAGTACACATCGACAAAGCCAGCATCATAAGTGGCAGGGAAGACTGTGGTTGAACCTGTGTACGAACCTGAGTTGGTTCCTACAATGTAGCTCTCACGGGCAGCGGTTCCGTTGACTGATGAACCAGCGTTTACAAAGCCAGACCCGTTGTACACCTTCATCGTAAGGACGGAAGGGGTACTGTCGAACCAAAGGTCACCTGTAGTTGGACTAGAGGGTGCAGACGTACCAATAAAGTAGGTGTTAGCGAAGCTGTTTACGTCGGCCATGTTGGTGGCAACTGTATTAACATTCGCTATCGATCCACCAACTAGATTCACGTTTGTGATTGCACCGCTAACTGTGCCTATGTTGTTCGACCCATTAATATCAGTAGCCAGAGTTCCAATATCAGCCGCATCCCCAGCCACCGCAGTCACCTCACTGGAAATACCAGCGACAGTATTGATGTTATTCTGGTTGGATACAGTAGGGGTAAGCTGGAACCAAGTCGTGCTACTGAGGTCATAAACCTTCATCACGTTGTTGGTAGTATCAAAGAATAATGCACCGTCCTGAAGAGCGTTGCCGTCATTATCAACTGAGGGGTTGCTTGTTTTTGCCCCAAGGTACGAATCATCAAATAAGTCAAATGTAGCTTCTGCTGCTGTTGCGCTAGCCGCCGCATTAGTGGCACTGGTAGACGCATTAGAGGCCGAAGTTGCAGCGTTTGTGGCTGAAGCCGCCGCTGCTGTCTGACTTGACGAGCTAGCGTTCTGAGAGGCCAACGAAGCAGCAGCCGATGTTGCACTAGCATTTTGAGAAGCTAGAGCTGCCGCTGCTGAAGTTGCACTATTTGTCTCTGAGGTTGCTGCCGCAGATTGACTTGAAGCACTAGCGTTTTGAGAGGCCAACGCCGCTGCCGCAGAGTTTGCACTAGCTGTGGCACTATTAGCGGAAGCCGTAGCTGACGAGGCAGCATTTGTGGCCTGTTGGGTCGCTTGGGCTACCTGAGAGGTAACGCCAGTATCCACATAGTTCTTTGTGGCTACATCCTGAGCATTTGTGGGATCAGCAGCATTTTTAATGACACGGTTAGTCGAACTTACCTGTGCATCAAATTTACCATCGTTGCCGATAGTCATTGCCTCGTTGGCTGTATCCACAGCTTCCTGCACACCAAACAGCAATTGTTTATTAGAGCTGTTGAGCTGCTCGGCAGTAAGCGCACCACCGTCAGAATAGGTTACATTGAGTGCATCGAGGTCAGTGTTACGTGCAATCCTCACGCTGGCCCCATTTGCAGGGGCCGACGCAAAGGTCACTACGTTGCTTGATGTAAAAGTAAAAGAAGTGGAAACCCCACCTACGAAAGCCGTTACATCGTCAGCTTCAAGATAGGTGTACGGAATAGTAAAATCCGTGGTGCTTCCATCACCTGTGGCTTCATAGATGGAGTTTGCCATTATTTAGTTCCTTATTAGTTTCGGACGTTGGGGAAGATGATGTCGTCCCTGAGACCAGCCTTGGCCTCGCCACGACGTACCGCCCGTGTTCCGAGAGAATTTAGGTCGCCCAGTTCTTGGAGCAGAAGGATCGCAGCAATGTTTCGCTGCTTCTGTATTTGCGTTGTGACAACTTGCGTTATCGCTCCGTCTTTACTGGCTGTGCCGTAAAGTCCCTGTTCGTTGCTAAAGATGCCGTAGAGAATTTCCGTCAGATCAGGTGATTCCTCACCTTCACCGCCTCGGTAAATCTCATGCAACCTGTCGTACAGGGTCTTGCCTTCGTGCTTCTTTATGTACTCGGCTTGAGCTTCATTAAGCGGCCCACCATTGATCCTCTCGAAGAATGCGCTGATGGGTGTTGCCGATAGGTCTGTGTTTCCAAAGTACTTTGGGATACGCCTCGGCATCTCAATAGAAGAGTCAGTAGCGATAGCCATCAGCTCGAGCTTACGAAGAACAAACAGCTCTTTGTCACTCTTACCTTTGCGACGATCCTCTGCATCCGTAATGAATACACCAGTCAAACTGTTGACAGGTCTTTCCATTACCCTTGGGATACCGAGAGCATCATATTGGTTCGAGACTTCGATCATCCCTAAGTCCATACGGGCTTCAAGATGCTGTAGGAAACCTCGGGGGTCTTTGAGTGTGGGAGCGTCCTCGAAGAAGGCGTTCTTGGTTTTGTAGATCATGTTGGGGAATGCAAGCTGGCCTTTCTTAGCCATGAACTTCAGTACATCCCTGTACCAAGCATCCTCTTGACCAACAGCATCCATGAGATCAGTAGCGTCTGCCAAGCCTTGCATTAGGTTGGCATCCTTAATCGCATTGAAGATTGATCCGGCAGCAATATACACCCGATCTTGAATCAGCTTTACCTGATCCTCAACGTACTCACCTTGTCTGCGACGATACTCAACTTCCTCGTATGCCTCGAAGGCATTCACAAGGATTTTGATGGGGGTCGAGAAGGGGTCATAGTTTTTGTAGCTGAGTGTAGTGCCGTCATCGAATCTAATGGTGTATGGCTGTGATCTGTCAGTGTCTTCCTGCATCTTACGACGCTTGTAGTCACCTGTGCCTGAACCGGCCATATTTCCCTGAGCATACTGCATCATCACGTAACCAGCGATACCGTAGGAAAGCAAAGCCTCACCCTGCGCCCGTACTTGACGAGCTGTACCGTTAGAACCTCGGAGGTCTGCAATGTACTTAGGAGCAATAAGCTGCAATCCTGGGGTCATCCTTATACCTTCCTCGAACACCCTGACAGGTGTACGGAAGAAGAGCTGGCCCATGATCTTCATCCAAGGATTGTCCTTTACGAACTCCTCGTATCGTTTAGCTCCACTAGATGCAATACCGTCGCCGGTAAACCTACGTTTGAACAGAAGGTCTTCGGTGTATGAACGGCCCTCACGGTTTACGCCTCGAGAGAAAAGGTCTTTGTTCTTCTTCATCTCTTTGGCAACAAACTTCTTGGCCTGTATAGGGTTCATGCCCCGTGCCTTGGCTTGTTCCATCAGCTCATGCTTGATCTTGATTTCATCTAGGTTGTCGTAGGATTTCAAGATGACCTTATCGACTTCCTTCTGAACATAAGCCTCGAGCTTTTTACCCTTCAGGGGTTTCTTACGTTTACCCGACTTCACTTCGGCTTGATGTTTAGCCAGAGCATTACCCACGGCCTTACCCTCGACGAATCCTCTGTAGTTGATCTGCGAGAAGAATTCGTCAGTCATGTTGAGGACGTTAGGGAAAAAACGGACTACTGAACCCGCTGGCACCCAACCCTTGATTCTTTGAGGGAGGATGTTGTGGTTTTCCATAAATTTACTGTAGTCACCCGTCAGCATGGAACGCTCGTACTTATAGGCTGCAATAGCGGCCCTACCAGCGGTTCCCACGGTTCTCGTCATAGCACCGTAGGTTGCCCCCATCTTACCGAAGCCAACGCTGGTGTAGTCGCCTTCCACAATAAAATTGAGGAAAGGCTTGTAGAACGTCTTCATCAGTGAGGGGACAGTGTTGACCACAATTGTTGAGGTGGTGAATACCGTACCGATGACGTATTCGTTCACACCTTCAATGGTGCGACGGGATGTGGCCCTGATCTTATATCCTACGCCAGGGTTCTGTGCATCCATCTTGAGCTTCAGCAGCTCACGGCGTTCTTCAGCCAGCTTGAATGCTTTAGCTACACGGTTCTTCTTCAGAGCTGTGTCGATCTCGCCAGACAGTCTCCGAATCTCGGTGTCCTTCTGGTAGATGCGCTTCTGCTTTTCAACCAAGGCTACAAACTCTTTGTCGGCAGCTTCTTGGGTGATGTTCTTGTCAGCCATGATGTCATCAGGAAGCGTATCGAGCAGCTCACCACGATATAGGAACTCTTGGCGAGACCCCAGTGAACGGGCGGCTGTGGTACGAAAACCCTCATCAAGGATGTTTGCCTGACGGATAAGGTCTTCGATCTCCTCACGCAGGACTGTCAGCTCATCAAGCTCTTCCTCGGGCATATTCTTGCCACTGAGCTGCTTCTCAACAACAGCTCCAAGCTCATCGTAAAGGTCAGAGATGTTGCGCTGGACACCGATGCTCAGGGCATTGAACTCAGCCTGTGTGAGCTGCATTCCAAGTATCTGGGTGTTCAGGGAGTCGCTATCGAGTGAGCCATCAGCATTGCGTGTGACACCTTTGAGTACGTTGGTCAGCGTCTGTGTGGCCTGACCGAGGGACATACGTTTCTGTACGCCTGTCTCAGGGTCAACTCCAGCAAACCCACGCTTTGTGGTGTCCTGTATGGCCTCTCTGATCTTCATCAGGGCAGCAGTGACACCGAGCTTGGGTTCAGATGCACCTTCAACTTTGACACGGGCTACGAGGTTAGCGTCAGCCTCGAGGATGTCGGGGGACTCTGTGACGGTACGTGCTTCCTTGGGTGTTCTTGCCTTCTTAGGTTTCACGCCGAGGACGCTTTTGACACCGGCAACGGTCTTATCGATCCCTTTGCCAACAACTTCTGTCCCTTTACCAATAGCTGCGCCACCTGTCCTAATAGCAGGAGTAGCAACAAAGCCGACAGTACCGGCAGTAACTACACCAAAGGCAGATGCCTTAGCTGTGCGACCAAAGTCCATCTCCTCGCCAGTAACAGATGTTTCAACAATCTGTCTGCTGACATCATCAACAGCGGCATAAACACCACCTTCGACACCAGCGATCACTGTGTTCCGCATACCGCCTTTGAAGAGGGCTTTAAGACCTTCCTTAGTGGCAATCTTTGCACCAGTGCCAGCGGCTGTTCCAATACCGAAAGAAGCGAGGCCAGCGTAGGTGGTGGGATCGAGGCCCACACCTTTGATGAACCTCCAAGTGCCGTCCCATGAGATGTTCTTGTCGTCATAGGCTTCCATGAGATACAGGAAGGACGCTTTGGTATTATCGTCTGCACGGGAGATGATGGCTGCATCTACAGTCATCTTGGGGAGGTTGTAGTTGAACCAGCCCATAGTATCGAGGGCGTAGTCTGCCAGTTCCCTGTCAGTTCCCTCAAACGCTGTACCACCATTATTGAAGCGGTAGACGTTACGGGCGGCTGCTAGGAAGTCTTCGTCATCAACCACGGTGTCTTCAGTGGTATCGGCCTCTCCAGCCTCAAACCTAGCGTCGAAAACCTCGTTCTCGTAGTCTGCACCCAACGCACCGCCAGTGAGCTGACTGCTTCGGCTGGTTGCTGATGTGGAACCTGAAGAGCTGGTTACTGTAGGGGCTGGGGGGTTTGCCGCAGCTTGAGCAGCAGCAGCTCTTTCAGCTTCCTTGCGCCGCTCCTCCTCTTCCCTAATTTCCTCCAGCTCTTCTTCAGTTGGAGTCCAAGTAGGCAGATCATTTATACCCATAATTTACCTCACTTGAATAAACCTGTTATTCCCGATTTGTCTGATTTCGTCACCAAGACCTTGGTTGCGAAGCTCCAGAGCTTTGACACGATCAAATACGTCGTAGATCACATCAGTGTCTGGGTCTTTGTATTGGTTGCTTGTGTTTCTGAGATCATCAGTAAACGTACTGATGTTTCTTGCAGCTTGTACTGCATTCGCTTGATTTGAGATTTTAGTAACAAAGGTCTGCGTCTTTGCGATTACAAGCTCACGGATTTCTTTGAGCTGTCGGAGTGTCAGCTTGTTGTTGCCGTTCTCTTCACGATAGATAGCAACAAGCTCTTCAAACTCATTCTCAGCGATTTCTTTACCTCGACGGTAGAAAGTAGAGTCCTGACCAAGGATGCCCAGACTAGTACCTGTGTCCTCTTCGAGAACGGACACATCCCTCACATCTGCAAGAACAGCATCCAGCTCTTGGTTGAACCTTTTATGCTCATCGCTATTGCGGACATCGTTGATGTAATACGCTTCCTGAGCGGCTGCTAGGATCGTAGGGACATCTTGGGGGTGAATGTCTCGTTGAGTTGCGGCCCACGCTTGTAGCTCGTCTGGATTGTTAAGCATCTGCTCGGTAAGTCCCAGATCAACAAGGTCTTCAGTCGTCCTAGCTGACTTGAGCTGGCCGACGATGCTTGTTGTGTTGGCCTTAGAGAATGTCTGATCGACACCTGTGTTGTCTCGGAGTCTGGCTCTGGTCCCACTGAGTGTGGAGTTGGCCTCGATCTCACGCAGCTCTTGCTCGGTGAGAGTCTCCTTGTTGATCATCTTTTTACGAAGGTATTCCTCACGGAGCTTTCTTTCGTCTTCCAGCCTCCTCATGTTGGCTGCAACATCTTGAGCATTCATAGCGTCGATTTCACGCTGCACGTTGGCAAGATAGGTCTGCCAGAGTGCTGGCTTACCTCTCATGACGCCTTTGTATTCTTCAGGCATGGTCGATAGGACAGTGATGTCTCTATTGGCCTTCGCTTGATTGTAGGCAGCGTCAGTGACGTAAGCGTTACGATCCTTGCCTTGGATAAAACCATTGCCACCAGCGGCTTTCCAGAAGTCATCCCGTTGACGTAGGGCTTCCCAGTCACCAGAGGCTGCTAGAGCCTTGTCGGTGGTCGCGGAGTCATTACGTGCGTCTGTGGCCTGTGTTGCCCTTTGGCTAGCCACAAACTGCTGTAGCTGGGCTGATCGCTGGGCTTCGTGGTAACCGAGTGCGCCTGAGAGGAATGCTGCGTTGGAGCCTTCGTAGTACTTACGAATGTAGGCTTCGGCTAATTGGTAGCCGTTGTTGATACCTTCGAGGGTGTTGGGTGTGCCGCCACTAATACCATCGGTAGCTGAACTGTCAGTACCAATGCCAGCCAATGCAGCTTGGTATCCCTCATCTCTTTCAATTGCCTTCTTACCGGCAGATTCAAGGATGAGGAGCTTGCGAGGCATACTCATGTCGGGGAAGAGCGTATCTAGCTCCTCGACACCTGTCATGTTGT